AAAGATTTTGTTCTTAAGGAGCAAATTTGGGTTACAAGGTTATGGAATGTATTGGGTGCTAATTGAATTGATGCATGAAAGCCAAAGTTCTTGGCTATCCTCTGCATTAGTCGAAGGTATTGCCCATCAGTATGGTATGAATAAGGAACAAATAGAAGCATTTTTAGAAGTATGCTTTGAAATAGATTTATTTGTGCAGGAGGATGGCAAGTATACTAGCATACGAGTACTTAGAAATAAGGATGTTAGGGAGGAGAAAAAGACACTTAGAAGCAAGGCAGGAAAGATAGGAATGGCTAATAGGTGGAATAACAATGTTATAACAAACGATAACACACCGATAACAGAATATAACAAAGGAAAGGAAATAAAAGGAAATGAAATTAAAGTAAAAGAAATAAATATACCATTTGATGCTTTTTGGTTAGAATATGATAAAAAGGTAGGAGATAGGAATAAATTAACTAAGAAATGGGAAAATCTATCTGATGAAGAAAGAATAAAAGCTATTGAACACATAAAAGTTTATAAATTAGCGGTAGAAGATAAACAATTTAGAAAAAATCCTGAAACATATTTGAATAATAAATCTTGGAACGATGAAATCATTAACCGAACTTTTGCCACAAGCAGTACAAGCGAACAAAGAATTGACCGCCTCAAAAATTGGGTCAATAGTTGATACTGATAAACAAATAGAAGAATCCTTTGAAGGAGAAAAGCTATTGACTATTGATGTTTCAACATTGAAAAGTACTTTAGCCTATATTTTTCAATTGATTGGATTGACAAAATTACCTGAAAAGGAAGAATTTTTAGTAATTGAGGACTTTATTAGGAGTACTTACCCTAATTTTACAATCAATGAGTTTAGGTTAGCTTTCAAACTTGCGGTTCAGCGTAAATTAGACTGCGATATAGAGCATTACGAGAAGTTCTCACCTAAGTATATTAGTCAAATAATGATAGCCTATAAGGGCAAAGCAGTAGAAGTAAGAAAATATATGAGTTATAGACCAAAAACCGAAATAGAAATACCTAAACTAACTGATAATGAGATAGTTAAATACTCTAAAGAAGCTTGGTTGAATAGTGATAGAGATGATTTCAATAAGGTATTCAATGCTGATAAGGTGTTCAGGATACTTTATAGTCAAGGAAAAATCAAACTATCTAATACATTTATTGATGAAACTATTAAAATAGTTAGGGCAGATAATGCAGAAAGGATAAGTAAAATGAATATTTTTGATGCAAAGGAGTTTGCTATGAGATGTAAGGATGATTTTTTTATTGAACAACAATGTAAAAAACTAGCACTAGTTAAATATTTTGAAAATTTATCAAATTAAATATAGACACTTTGGAACTTTGAAATATTGCTATACTGACAATTTTATTGACTTTTATGCAGATTATAATGAAGTTAAAACCAAACAAAACAAACTATCATTCAAACAAGAATTTTATGAAAAAGTGCAACAAGTGCAAAAAGACCTTGGATTGGGATAAATTTAGGAGGGATAGGCGAAACGCTGATGGATACTATGGTTTTTGTAAAATATGTGCCAAGGAAACACAAGACCAATATAAAAACAAATTAAAAGAAGGAATTATAAAAGCATTCTAATGGATATAACTGCAAATGAACTAACACAATGGGCAAAGAAAAACCTAGAATTTATAGGTTACAGGTTGAATCGTGTAAACAATATACCATTTGCAAAGCGTAAAGGTACTATTCAAAAAGGATGGGCAGACCTACAAGGATATACTGAAAATGGGATATATGTAGCAGTAGAAATCAAAAAAATAGGCGACAAACTAAGCCTCGAACAAAAAGAAAGATTGAATGATATACATAAATGTGGTGGAATTGTTTACATTTGTACTGAAGTGGACAAAAAAGCGACATTAATTGAATGGTCAAAAATGAAATTCTAACTGAATATTGGAACCTTAAGGAGGTTAATGATGCATTTTCAAAGATGCAACCTGAAGAATTACAATATGACCTGAAGGCAGAAGTTTTTTTAGTTCTTTGTGAGATGGAGGAGCAAAAGTTAATTGGCATGTACGAAAGGAATGAGTTAAAATTCTATATCGTGCGTACAATGTTAAATATGATTAAAAGCGATAGAAGCAGTTTCTATAAAAATTATCGCAATCATATTGAAATGGATAGTAATACTATATCAAAAGAAATGTATAAATTGCATACTGAAGCAAATGATATAGTAGATAAGCTAGAAAAAAACTTAGATAATTTGCATTGGTACAATAAGGAATTACTTAAACTATATGCACTAGAATTTAAGAAAAATGCAAAGGAACTAAGTAGAAAAACAGGAATACCTTATATGTCAATAGTTAGAACTTTGCATAAAACCAAAACCGAAATGAAAAAAAATATTAGAAAATGATACAAATAATCTTAACTGCAACATGTGCATCACTATTTATTAACGATATACATAACTTACCCTATAAATGGAAACTCAATTACAAGCCTTTTAATTGTGGAAGTTGTTTGGGTGCGTGGATTGGGGCAGTATTGTATTTCGCACCTCAACTAGTAGTAGATATTGCTAGTTGTTTATTTATCTCAGGATTTCTTGTACCTATCATATCAAAATTAATTTGGAAGTTATGGAGTTAGAACACAAACAATATCTAGAAGCTAATAAGGTAAATTGGGAAATGGTACAAAGTGGGTTTGTAAGAAACTTAGATTTACCATTATTAAAAATGTATGAACATATCTATAGAAAATATTTAGATTCAAACTTTATGTTAACTATTTGGTGTAGTAATTGCGTAATGGAAATGATTACAAGATTGTATACATATTACGAAGGCTTACCTAAAGATGAACCTGTTAAAAAAACAAGAAAGAAAAATGGCTAATAATATTATACACCCAACTGCAATAATAGGAGACAATGTTATACTAGGCGATAACAATTACATAGGTGCTTATTGTATAATAGGCGATACTGCCGAACATAAAAAGTATTGGGATAAACCAAAAGGTAAAGTTTACATTGGAAATAATAATATTATTACAGGTTTAGTTACAATTGATGCAGGTACAGAAGAAGCAACATATATAGGAGATGATTGTTTTATTATGAAACATTCACATATTGGACACGATTGTACTATCTATTCAAATGTAACAATAAGTTGTGGTGCTAAAATAGGCGGACATTCAATAATCAAATCTAATTCAAATATAGGTTTAAACGCAGTATTACATCAATTTAGTATAATTCAAGAAGGTTGCATGATAGGAGCAAGTGCATTTTTCAAAGGAGAAACTCAACCATTTACAAAATATGCAGGAGTACCTGCAAGAAATATAGGCAAAAATATACCTAGATGAAAGTAGCCGTAATTTTACTAACTCAAAATAGAAATGATTTAACTACAAAAGTTTGTCAAACTAATTTTTACAATGCAGGTATTGATGCCGATTGTTATCTTATAGACAATGGAAGCGACCATGTGCCAATTACAATTTATAATTTTGCAGGAGTTAATGCAAGTTATGGTAAAAGAGGTATTGCCGCAGGAGTTAATGCAGGAATAAAACTAGTTAAATCAAAAGGTAACTACGATGGTATTGTATTAATGGCAAATGATATATTAATGCCTGACAATTGGTTATCCGACTTTATGTACTATTCAATTAATGTACCTAAAACAGGAATAATTGGCATACATTGCGTAGAAGCACTGCCTCCATTGGTAGATGGCATACATAAAACACATACACCTTTTGGGAATAATTACATATCTATGGAACTGATTGATACCATAGGAGGATACAATACTGATTATGACCCTTATGGAATGCAGGATAGTGATTACGCAGAAAGAGCAATATTAGCAGGATTTACTAATTACTATATACAAGGCACAAGTGAGCATATAGGTCATGATGTAGGTAATGGTACTGAATATAGAAGAATGAAAGATGAAAGCCTAGCAAAGGCTCAAGCAGTTTGGGAAAAGTACCAAATTGTATATCATGTAGAAAAAAACCTTTACCGAGATATTTATGAGGATACTAGCAATAACAAGTAAAAATAGTGGGGTTGGTTATCACAGGATAATGATGCCATTGGTTAATATGCCAAAGGATTACTGCATGATTACTGATACATTAAGCGAGGAGGTATTTGAAGGCAACTATGATTTAGTAATAATGAATAGGATGTTAGTCAATATTACACCTGAGCAAATGATAGAATGGAGAAACAAATATAACTTCAAACTAGTAGTAGATAATGATGATTATTGGAAACTAGACCCTAGTCATTTACTTGCAGAAAGATACGCACTAAACGATATTCCTAATCAAATCATATCTTGGATAAAAATTGCCGACCTTTGTACTTGTACCCACGAAAGATTAGCTGAGGAAATATATCAATACAATAAGGTAGTAGAAATACTACCCAATGCCATACCTTATGGCGAGGAGCAGTTTCAGGATAACAAAATAGAATCCGACCTAGTTAGATTATTTTGGTCAGGTTCAGGCACACACGAAAAGGACATGGAAATTCTGCGTAATCCAATGAAGCGAATAAACTTTCCTGTTCGTACTATCATAGCAGGATACAATGATGGAGAAAAACATATATGGGATAAAATGATAGGAGCCTTTACAAATGGTTTGAAACTCAATCCTAAGATTTATAACTACAACGAGGTAACTAAATATATGGCGGCTTACGCTGATAGTGATATTAGCCTTATACCATTAGCAGATACCAAGTTTAATTCAATGAAATCCAATCTAAAAATACTAGAAACCGCTAGTAAGTATAATCCTGCCATAGTTAGCAATGTGCATCCTTATAAGGATATGCCTGTTTGTTATGTAGATAGACAACGAGATTGGTACTATTGGACACACCTTTTGGTAAATGATGAGGCGGCTAGAATAGATTTTGGGGAAAGGCTTTTTGAATATTGCAATAAGAACTTTAACTTGCACGAAGTAAACAAGAAGCGTTTTGCTATTTATAGTAAATTGATAGACAATGCCGGTAATTAAATGTTCAAATGGAAAATATAGAATAGGCTCAGGTGCTTGTATCTATGAAACTGAGGAATCAGCACACAAAGCATGGGCGGCAATTAGAGTTTCTATGGCTAACTCCTACAATGATTATCCTAAGGCGGCAAGTGATAACGCAAAAAGAGCATTGAAAATTAAAAGCCAATATGGAACCAAGTGTGGAACTCCTGTTGGTTGGGCAAGAGCCAATCAGTTAGCTAGTAGAGAAAACATTTCTAGAGATACAATAGCTAGAATGGCATCCTTTGAAAGACATAGAGACAATAGTAAGGGCGACCCAAAGAAAGACTGCGGTGCTTTGATGTGGTTAGCTTGGGGAGGTGATGAAGGAGTTAGTTGGGCACAAAGAAAACTAGAACAAATAGATAATGAAAAAACATACTAAAGTATATTTTGATTACTTTTGTATTGACCAATGTGATTTTGTAGCTTGTGAAATATGTGGCAATAAGGCAGTAGACATACACCATATTGATGCACGAGGAATGGGAGGAAGCGACAAAGACCAAATTGAAAATCTTATGGCAGTATGTAGATTCTGCCACGAAAAGTTTGGAGACAAAAAGCAGTTTAAACAATATTTAAAGGATATTCATATAAAAGTTTTAAATGGCAAAAGTAAAAAGCGATTCTAAAAAGATTAACTTTGGCAAACGCAAATGCGGAAAAGCACAAAAAACACATAATAAACATGACAAAAAAGAACGAAACTACCGAGGTCAAGGTCGTTAAAATTACTGAAGTCAAATCTAATCCTAACAATCCTAGAGTTATCAAGGATGGCAAGTTTGCCAAGTTAGTGAAATCTATTGAGGAATTTCCTGAAATGTCTAAGGTTAGACCTATCGTTGTAAATACCGATATGGTTGTGTTAGGTGGTAATATGAGATTGAAGGCAATGAAGGAAGCAGGTTGGACTGAAGTGCCTATTCAAATAGTTGATTGGAGTGAAGAAAAACAAAAAGAATTTGTTATCAAGGATAATGTTGGATTTGGAGAGTGGGATTGGGATATACTTGCTAATGAATGGGATAATACTGAACTAGAAGAATGGGGTTTAGATATTATCAGTAACCAAAATTGGGAACAATTAGATTACATTGATGAGAATTTACCTGCACCTGAAGCAAGAAAGGACAATGTTATTACAATAGTTGTGCCTGATGCTTGGTTAGGAGAGATTAAAGAAATAGAACAATTAATCAAGGATACTATTTCAACATCATATAGCGGTTGTGAAATCAAATAATACGCACTTAAACATATTAGT